AACGGGAGCAGTAAAATCCAAATGAACAGAAGTAGAAAAAGGAGAGGGGCCAGATTCATTATCCAAAGAACCAAGAACATTAGCAGCCGTACCATTAACATTGCGAAGAGTCGTAGGATTACCATTAGCCTGAAATTCAACAGGAATATTGTCCTGAGTAACCAAAGGAACAGAAACAGCAGAACCCTTTTGAGCAAAAGGAAGAGCAGAGGTAAGATAATCATGCTTCCAAGCCTTACGAAGCGGGCCATCATCAGCCCAAATACCATAGGAAGTAGAATTATCACCGGGAATCAAAGGAACATGTTCTTCAGACATCAAATTTTCATCACGATAGTACTCATCATAAATCTTAGTGTAAGCAGCGAAAGCCAACGCGGAAAAACGAATCGCAGTAGTATAATTAGCAGCAGGAATACCAAGATAATCAGCAAGAGAACCGACCGCAACATCTTCAACCTGAATATAAGGAGCCTCAACCTCGGTAGTACCGGTAATAAAATTCTCCCATTCAGACCAAAGAATACGATTAGGGACAAAAAAGTAACGAGTAGTAACATTAACACGATGCATGATAGGAGCGACAAGGGGCGCAAAGCGCAAAAGAACCTCCGGAGTAATACGAAAGTGATCACCGGGTAAACAATCCATAACACACATAGGAGCAATCTCACCCATAGAAAAAGTTTGTTTCACATCATGCGTCAGGTCAAACACACCAGTAGGAACACGAGGAAGATAAACCTTCTCAAATAAGGACTTAAACGAACTCTTAGATTTCATTACAAATGAAGTTAAGGGGCCGAAGCCCCATGAAAAAATTAGAGGCGAATACCCCCACGAGAAACATAATAGCCAGACCGTGCACGGCTGGAGTAACGACTACGGGAACGACCGCGCCGACGAGAACGAGAACGAGAGAATCTCATAATTAAAAAGTTTAATGATGAAAAAATTGGTGCGATTCATAGACGAGAAATTTAAGCGATTAATATTTAGGACCCGGAAACATCTTCATTTCAGAAGGTAAAGACTCCAAAGGTTTCAATAAATCAGAAGTACCAGTAAGCAAACGAGCAACAATACGAGCGTACATAGGATCATGCGGCTGAATACCGTTAGACTTCAAATCAATATCCAACTGTTTCAAAATACCTTCCTTCTCAAGATTATTAATAGTAGCACGCATCTGAGCAATCTGCGCACGATTAACACCACGCTGAGACTGCATAGACAAAACACGTTCTGCAATTTCCTTAAGATTAGCAGCATTCTGAGAAGCACGACGAACATCTTCATTAATAGCCAAATCAGTAGATGTACGAATCTGGCGATTACGCTCACGCAAAAACTCCAAATTATAAGGAGCAATCTGGCCAGCCTGACCAAGATCAAACGTTTCGCGATCATTACGAGTAGTAGCAAGAATGGTCTGAACATGACGATAAACAGCATCTTCCTTAATAACCTTATTGGTCTCACGAAGATTATCAATTTGAGCCTGTTTCATTTCAAGATCATACATACCATTAATAAAAGCCAAACCGGCACCGGATATAGCATCACCCGGCCGGGTAGAATTAAACTCAGGACGTTGTACAGTGGGAGACTGAATAGCACCAGAATTACCGTTAGAACCCTGACCATAAATCAAATGGGGATTCAAACCAGCATCCTTAAAACGCTGCATCTGAGCGGCCGGAGAATTATACTCATTCTGCATACGCCAAAATTCAAGGTTATCAGCCTTCTGACGTTCATACATCTTCTCCGAATAGAACTGAGATTCCCGGTTAGCATCACGCTGAGCACCGGAATTCAGAATACCTCCAGCAAGTTGAGAGCCGGCACCAATAGCCGCGCCGGCGAGCAAAGGAATAGGCATAGCAATTAAGGTTTAGAATCAACAAGGAACTCAATACACTTGATATCGTTCCAAAACTTCTTAGGGATATAACCCTTCAGAATAGTAGTAGCCTCGATTTCATCAGAGGCAATAATAGAGATGGTTAAAGCACCATCAACTTCAAAAAAGTAAGTAGTCATAGTTAAAACTATTTAGACAGTTAAAAAAAATTGACATACGGTTGCATCAGGAAAAATTCATCCTTTCTCACCCGCTCCACAAGTGTACGCGGTTTCAAAATAATTTCATAATAACCTGATTGACCTTAGTGTCAATCCGCCATAATACAACAAGGAACATATGGCGGACTGTCACGTACACCTGACGCGCTGCGCTTGTCTCCGTTGCCCCATAACAATATTTTTCCGGCATTAAATCCGTAAAAATGGGGCAACTCACGCCGGAAAAACATTGTCATGTGTCATCCGGCGAAAAATACAGATATGTCGTATACACGACAAAAAAAGCCTGAGTGATTTACATCACCCAGGCTTAAACAAACCAGCAAACGGTTAATCCTTAACAACAGGATCAGCCTTATCAGCCTTCACCTGAGCATCACGAAAATCCTTAAGCGCCTTATCAGCAGCAGCCTTATCAGCAGCAGCACGAGCAGCATTACGCTGCTCTAAACGAGTACGAGTAGCCTGAATATCAGAATGTAACTCGCGAACAGCATCAATCTTGTCTAACTTAGACAAACGCGAAAGCGAATTCATATGAGCAAGCAAATCAACATCCTCAGTACCCGGATCAGCACCCGGAAACAAAGGAACCTGCTCACCTTTAACGTACTTACCAAGCAACGTTTCTAAAGACAAAGTCATACCGGGAACAGTCTCCGAAGGATCATTATTAACCTCCGGATTATTAGTATGACGCAAACCAAGATCAGCCGTATGACGGCAAACAATATAGTTAATCATTACGCAAATGTTGATTACGATAAAACAAATTGTGACGACCATAACGACGAGAAGACATCCACTGTTCAAACGTATAGGAATTGTCATAACCATACGTATCATAATACTGCTTCAAATCGGAGGCATGCTTAGTATCAGCAGCCAACTGAGCAAGTTTAGTCTGTAAATCCTTCTCATCATCAGTAAAAATCTTATCACGAAAATAACGAGGCATCGCGATAGTATGACCACCGGGCTTAGTCAAATACATACGAGACAAATCAGCCTTATGAAAAGCAATCATATCATCAGTGAGGTAATTAGAACCAAGACCTTTAGACATCAAAGCAAATTCAGGAGCACGATCATCACGCGCATGCATAGACTTAAACGTAGGCTTATCAATATACTTCATTGTATAGGCAATAGAATCACCAGTAACAGTACCAGACTGCGTAATACCGATTAATTTACCGTCAAGTGTCCACGCCTGATCAATCATAGCAACATCGGGAACATTAAAAATGATGGCATGATAATGTGGACGTTTACGCTCAGTACCATATTCACCACAAGCATAATACTTCAAAGTAAAATCAGGACACAACTTGCGCAAACGCTTCATAAAATCCTGAAAATCAGACTTAAGTAAAGTCATAAACCCATTGGGCGACATGGGGACTCTATCAACATCATAAGTAAGGGTGACGAATAACGACGAAGTAGATCGTTCCGCCTCTTTGAGGCAACGAAAAACCCATCCGTTAACGCGGCGCAACTTACAATTCGGACACCGTCCACAGGGAACCGGCACCTTTTCAGTCGCTGCCGGGGACGGTAAAACGTAGAAAGGACTATCACAAATCATTAAATTGGAGTTGAATGTTGCGACAACTTGCGCACAACACGACAATGATTAAAAATATGGGAGTAAATATGATCCTCAGAGGGATCAGTAACGGCAAAAATACGAGTATCGGGATTGCAGGTAACAAACTGAGCATTCAAAGACTGAGCAGTAGAAAAAATACGACCAAGATGCCAGACGTCAAGACCAGAAGTACGGAAAGAAGCCGCAACACGAGAATTCATGAACATATACTCAGCATAACGAGGAATATAACCAAAAATAGACTCACGAACCTCTGCAGAAGAATTAGCATAAACCTCAATATTCTTAATCTCCTGCTCGCCAATATGCTGGAAAGACGGCCAAGCATAATCGAGAGGAGTATAACGAGAATGCATCTTCGGCAAACCATTCTGGTAAGCAGTAGTAGGCTCCACAGTAACAAAACCAAGAATGAAACCATGCTCCTCACAGTAATAGTCAAAAACCTGACCACCGGAAGCGGAAATACCATGGCCGGCCATCTCACCAACGGCAACCATAGAGTCAGGATCAGAATTCTGAGCAGTAGCAAGAACCTCAGAAATAGCCATAACACCACGAGAAGTGCCAATCAACTCAGGACGTTGCATACGAGCATCAGACGAACGAACATCAAAATGCGCACGAACTTTCTCAGTGTAACGAGTACCGCCAAGAGCATCACGCTCTAAAAAACGCTGAAGAGCATAAGCACGACGAAGCGTATTAATATCAGTAGCATCGGCCTGAACATCGACGACTAAAGTGCCATTAGGATCAAACGCAACGGGAGCAGTAAAATCCAAATGAACAGAAGTAGAAAAAGGAGAGGGGCCAGATTCATTATCCAAAGAACCAAGAACATTAGCAGCCGTACCATTAACATTGCGAAGAGTCGTAGGATTA